CGCGTGCTGGCTGTGAACAGCCAGACCCGGACGCTGACGCTCGACCGTGAAATCACGCTGCCATCCTCCGGTACCACGCTGATAAGCCTGGTTGACGGAAGTGGCAATCCGGTCAGCGTGGAGGTCCAGTCCGTCACCGACGGCGTGAAGGTAAAAGTGAGCCGTGTTCCTGACGGCGTTGCCGGATACAGCGTATGGGGGCTGAAGCTGCCGACGCTGCGCCAGCGCCTGTTCCGCTGCGTGAGTATCCGTGAGAACGATGACGGCACGTATGCCATCACCGCCGTGCAGCATGTACCGGAAAAAGAGGCCATCGTAGATAACGGGGCGCACTTTGACGGCGACCAGAGCGGCACGGTGAATGGTGTCACGCCGCCAGCGGTGCAGCACCTGACTGCCGAAGTCACCGCAGACAGCGGGGAATATCAGGTGCTGGCGCGCTGGGACACGCCGAAGGTGGTGAAGGGGGCGAGCTTTATGCTTCGCCTGACCGTGGCAGCGGATGACGGCAGTGAGCGGCTGGTCAGCACGGCCCGGACGACGGAAACCACATACCGCTTCACGCAACTGGCGCTGGGGAACTACAGGCTGACAGTCCGGGCGGTAAATGCGTGGGGACAGCAGGGCGATCCGGCATCGGTATCGTTCCGGATTGCCGCACCGGCAGCGCCGTCTCGGATTGAGCTGACACCGGGCTATTTTCAGATAACCGCCACGCCGCATCTTGCGGTTTATGACCCGACGGTACAGTTTGAGTTCTGGTTCTCGGAAAAACGGATTGCTGATATCAGGCAGGTTGAAACCACAGCCCGCTATCTTGGCACGGCGCTGTACTGGATAGCTGCCAGTATCAATATCAGGCCGGGCCATGATTATTATTTTTACGTTCGTAGTGTGAACACCGTTGGCAAATCGGCATTCGTGGAGGCTGTCGGTCGGGCGAGCGATGATGCGGAAGGTTACCTGGATTTTTTCAAAGGCAAGATAACCGAATCTCATCTCGGCAAGGAGTTGCTGGAAAAAGTCGACCTGACGGAGGATAACGCCAGCAGACTGGATGAGTTTTCGAAAGAGTGGAAGGATGCCAACGATAAATGGAATGCCATGTGGGCTGTCAAAATTGAGCAGACCAAAGACGGCAAACATTATGTCGCGGGTATTGGCCTCAGCATGGAGGATACAGAGGAAGGCAAACTGAGTCAGTTTCTGGTTGCCGCCAATCGTATCGCGTTTATTGACCCGGCAAACGGGAATGAAACGCCGATGTTTGTGGCGCAGGGCAACCAGATATTCATGAACGACGTGTTCCTGAAACGCCTGACGGCCCCCACCATTACCAGTGGTGGAAATCCACCGGCATTTTCCCTGACACCGGACGGAAAGCTGACTGCTAAAAATGCGGATATCAGTGGCAGTGTGAATGCGAACTCCGGGACGCTCAACAACGTCACGATTAATGAGAACTGTCAGATTAAGGGGAAACTGTCAGCCAATCAGATTGAAGGTGATATTGTCAAAACGGTCAGCAAGTCTTTCCCCCGCACGAACAGTTATGCCAGTGGCACCATCACGGTAAGAATCAGTGATGATCAGAAATTTGACCGGCAGGTCATGATACCGCCAGTGTTATTCCGCGGTGGTAAGCATGAGAATTTCAACAGTAATAACCAACAGTCATACTGGTATTCAACCTGCCGGTTAAGAGTGACCCGCAATGGTCAGGAGATTTTTAATCAGTCCACGACGGATGCTCAGGGCGTATTTTCCTCAGTTATAGATATGCCTGCCGGACAGGGGACGCTGACACTGACATTCACCGTATCTTCATCAGGAGCGAATAACTGGACACCAACAACCAGTATCAGCGATCTGCTGGTTGTGGTGATGAAAAAATCCACAGCAGGTATCAGTATCAGCTGAATTTTATAACCCAGAACGGGCGTCAGAAATGACGCCTTTTTTATTGCAGAAAAGCGAGAGGTAATTATGCGTAAACTTTATGCCGCCATTTTGTCCGCAGCCATTTGTCTGGCCGTATCCGGTGCGCCTGCATGGGCGTCTGAACATCAGTCCACGCTGAGCGCGGGGTATCTTCATGCCCGGACGAACGTTCCCGGCAGTGATGATCTGAACGGGATTAACGTGAAATACCGTTATGAGTTTACGGACACACTGGGGATGGTGACGTCATTCAGCTATGCAGGAGACAAGAATCGTCAGCTGACCCGTTACAGCGATACCCGCTGGCATGAAGATTCCGTTCGTAACCGCTGGTTCAGCGTAATGGCGGGGCCGTCTGTGCGCGTGAATGAATGGTTCAGCGCGTATGCGATGGCGGGTGTGGCTTACAGCCGTGTGTCGACTTTTTCCGGGGATTATATCCGCGTAACTGACAATAAGGGGAAAACGCACGATGTGCTGACCGGAAGTGATGACGGTCGCCACAGCAACACGTCTCTGGCGTGGGGGGCTGGCGTGCAGTTTAACCCGACCGAATCCGTGGCCATTGATATTGCTTATGAAGGCTCCGGCAGTGGTGACTGGCGCACTGACGGTTTCATCGTGGGTGTCGGTTATAAATTCTGATTAGCCAGGTAACACAGTGTTATGACAGCCCGCCGGTTCAGGCGGGCTTTTTTGTGGGGTGAATATGGCAGTAAAGATTTCAGGTGTACTGAAAGACGGTGCAGGTAAACCGGTACAGAACTGTACAATCCAGCTGAAAGCAAAACGTAACAGCACCACGGTGGTGGTGAACACGGTGGCCTCAGAAAATCCGGATGAAGCCGGGCGTTACAGCATGGACGTTGAGTACGGTCAGTACAGCGTTATTCTGTTGGTGGAAGGATTCCCTCCGTCACATGCCGGGACCATCACCGTGTATGAAGATTCTCAACCCGGTACGCTGAATGATTTTCTCGGTGCCATGACGGAGGATGATGCCCGTCCGGAGGCATTGCGACGTTTTGAACTGATGGTGGAAGAGGTGGCGCGTAACGCGTCCGCAGTGGCACAGAACACGGCAGCCGCGAAGAAGTCAGTCAGTGATGCCGGCACATCTGCCCGTGAGGCGGCAACCCATGCGACTGATGCTGCAGACTCAGCACGCGCAGCCAGCACGTCAGCCGGACAGGCCGCGACGTCGGCTCAGGAGGCTTTTTCCAGCGCAGGAACGGCATCAGCAAAAGCCTCTGAGGCATCAAAAAGTGCTGCCGCTGCAGAGTCCTCAAAAAGCGCGGCGGCCACCAGTGCCGGTGCGGCGAAAACGTCAGAAACGAATGCTGCAGCGTCACAAAAATCTGCAGCCACTTCTGCATCCACCGCGACCACGAAGGCGTCAGAAGCTGCCACCTCAGCCAGGGATGCGTCGGCTTCAAAAGAGGCGGCAAAATCATCAGAAACGAACGCATCATCAAGCGCCAGTAGTGCAGCTTCCTCGGCAACGGCGGCAGGAAATTCCGCGAAGGCCGCAAAAACGTCTGAGACGAATGCGGATAACAGCGCACAGGCGGCAGCAGACTCACAAACTGCATCGGCAAACTCCGCGACAGCAGCCAAAAAATCAGAAACCAACGCGAAAAATAGCGAGGCAGCAGCAAAGAGCAGCGAAACAAACGCTAAAGCCAGCGAAACTAATGCTAAATCCAGTGAAACAAACGCGGCGAAATCTGCGGCGGACGCACTTAATTATTGCAACCAGGCGCAAGTAATTGTTGGCGATAATATCGGTCTTGGCTCAGCCCCGCGTGATTGTCCTGATATTTCCGGCAACCCATCAGGGTATATCGGATTTATGCGCATTATGAGTAATGCAAAAGGCTTTCCATCGATTGCATCCGGTGAAAGCAGTCTTACGGGGTTTATTAGTCAGGTAGATGGAACTCCAGCGTATACAGGTGTATTTCAGGGATGGGCTACGCGCTCGCTTTATACTTATCGCTGGAATCCGACAATAGGCCCGCAATGGACACGCCACGCTCGCAAAAATGAAGTGGACCGTCTTGACCAATGGAATAGCGAAACATGGTTATATAACCATGATAAATCCATGCGCCTGGGTTTAACCGGATCAACATGGGGGTGTTACAGCGACACACAAAAAAAATGGATACCGCTTGATGTTTCTCATGGTGGCACTGGCGCAAATAGCCTTGATGACGCCAAAACTAATTTGCAAATCCCTGAGGGTGGATTAACAAAAGCGATGACCCTTAATGCCCCTGGTGGTGCAGTGGATGGCAAATACTACCCTGTCATAATAGACACATCTGCAATGAATGGGAGCGGTGCCATGTTATGTCCTGTTGAAATAAAAACAGCAGGAGGTCCGGCATCAAATCCGCTTAACAGTAACTCATTTTTTGGGTTCATTCGATGTGGTGGCTGGAGTGACGTTCGCGATGTGGCTTACGGGTCATTTGTTTGCTATGAAAAAAATGAACTCGGGATACTTTGCATTAAAGCGTCGCAAAGAGATTATGCGCAGCATGTAGCTTTCTACATCCATAAAAGCGCTTTTCCTGTCGTTGTGCAAACTGGCTACAAGGCGAAAGTTAAGGTTCCAACAGAAGACTACGTAATTGGTGACAACGGGGTTAGATATAAGTTTGGTGTATCAACGTCAACGGAGGATAACGACAAGAACTTTGTTAAAAATGTTCTTGACTTCACTGGCGGTGAACATGGCTTCTACAGCAACCTTCCGTTCAGACAAGGGGTGTCAGAAAGGATTGCATTAACAAATGGCCTGAGTTTTGACAAAAATTTTACCGTCACTATTCCTATATTTGTAAACAATGGTCAGATTAAAGCAACACAATCTTTCACCGCGTACGGTACAGACGCTTCAAACAGAACATTTGTTTCTCAAAGATTACAATCCGAAGGAGGTCCGGTTGTCGATCAAACTGAACTAAGGGCCGCTAACGCTTCTGGTGAAATTATTGTCAGGGACATAAATAATTCAGGGAACAGTAAGTTCTTTAATTTTAACCTTGATGGTACCTTCAGTTCTTATCAGGGATTGGTTGTTCACACAGGGCAAAACTGGAGCACTCAACATACAGATAATGTAAATAAGTTTAAGCCAATAGCAGGGAGCGCAGGCGGTCCTGACGGAACAATGGTTGTTGGCGGATTCCATGCTCAATTTAGCGGTAATTACGTCACACAATTCGCCGGTCGCAACTCCAAATTTTGGGCAAGAAGCTTTGAGGCTGGGGTTGATAAGGGATGGAAACGACTATTAACAGTAGACGATCTCAATTCATCTACCGATCTTGCTGTCAGGTCATTAACCACATCTAACCCGGTAAAATCTGGCGGAGGGCGAATTGATGTCCTTGGAAGCACGTCAGACTATAGCAAAATGGATTGCTTTGTACGTGGGTTTGATAGCACCGGTAATTCTCTCGCGTGGGCGTTGGGTTCATCAGTCGGCGTAAGTAAGATGCTGTCGCTAAAAAATTTCTTTAGCGGAGCTGAGATACTGTTAAATGGTAATGACGGCGCGGTTCAACTCAAAACAGGTGCTGTTAACGGGGCTAAAGCGCAGGCGCTCACTATCAACAAGGATGAGGTTAATTCAACTGTTGATTTAACTCTTACAAAACAAACAGGGACTGGCAATCGTTTTGTTTTACAGAACTTAGGTAATACAGAACTATCATTTGCCGCAAAAGTATGGGGATCAAGTGATCGACAAAACGTTTTTGAGGTTGGAACGTCTGCTGCGTATCTGTTTTATGCGCAAAAAACGTCAGCAGGCCAGTTGTTTGATGTAAATGGCGCTATTAATTGCACAACGCTGAATCAGTCATCAGACCGCGACCTTAAAGACGATATTCTCGTTATCAGCGACGCGACGAAAGCAATCCGTAAAATGAACGGATACACCTACACGCTCAGGGAAAACGGGATGCCTTATGCTGGCGTTATTGCACAGGAAGTAATGGAGGCGATACCAGAAGCTGTGGGATCGTTTACTCATTACGGTGAAGAGTTGCAGGGACCAACGGTTGACGGCAATGAATTACGTGAAGAAACACGTTATCTGAATGTTGACTACGCCGCCGTGACGGGGTTACTTGTTCAGGTCGCCCGTGAAACAGATGGTCGCGTTACCGAGCTGGAAGAGGAAAACATAACGCTACGTAAAAATCTGGCAACAGCAGGCACCCGGATCAGCACTCTGGAAAATCAGGTAAGCGAACTGGTTGCACTTGTCGGGCAGTTAACAGGAAGCGAACATTGATATCCTTCAAGCCCTGAAGGAGGCTGTTCCTGGTACGTTCAGACTGTTGTTGAGCTGGAAATCGCAACGGAGGAAGAAACTTCGTTGCTGGAAGTCTGGAAAAAGTATCGGGTGTTGCTGAACCGTGTTGATACATCAACTGCACCTGATGTTGATTGGCCAGCAGCACCGAAGTGTAATTCATTAGAACTCATCACCTGTGAATAATATCTGTTTTTGAGTAAGTTAGTAATAATCACTTAAATGTGTTATGAGTTTGTTGAGGCGTGATTTGCAATAGGATAGAGAGTACGATTATGGATTGAGAATAAGAAAGCGCCATGAAAGAGTTTCATGGCGAGTACATAAACGTACAAAATATGATGAAAGTAGAGTGGCATAAGCCACTATGTTAACTTATAGCAATAGGGAAGATAAGTAAATAATATTTCTTGAGTATAGTGTAAGTCGTTCATTGTAAAGCGTTAATGTTATCTATATTGTTTATCTTAAAATAAGGTGTATAAACCAAACTTTTGAGCTAAAAGTTTAAAGAGTATTAGTGCAAAAATAATGTTTAATAAGATAATCAATTTGCTTTGTATCTTCATTTCGAAAGATTGCTAAGTAACGTTAATTACCAAAACGATAGATCAGAATTATCTTAGAGTCAATGACTTTAGGTTTGTTTATAACGTAAATATTTTCTATTTGTTATAAGTTTTCTTAATATAGTCACCCATGCAACTTGTTCCGTGTGGAGATTAAAGGTTAAAATTTAATGCGAAGATGGAATTATATTATATTTGTTATAATTAATTTAACCTTAACATCGTTGCTGGCGGCATGGAAGAAATATCGGGTCTTGCTGATGTCGTGTTGGCACTTCCTTAGTGCCGGATATCGAGTGGCCAGCTGCACCTATAGGGTAAAAATATAGTTCTATATGGGAGCGCTATTTTTACAATATAAATGCTGAACGGAAGAATCTAACCAGTTACAAAAAACATAGTTATGTAATCCAGTTGCCTGGGCATGCGTGTGATGTTGATAGCTATTACTGTATCTTCCGTTCACTTACCTTATTGTGAACAGTTATATATAATTTGATCTGCTCTTATTCAGCCTGCTAGGCTGCTGTAAATCTTCGATACTTTCTTAACATAAAGATCATGATTAGAATAATTGAAAGTAAGTAAACAATCCAAATGGTGATATTTCGTTCAATTAAAAAGCTACCAATTCCGCCGATCACTGAAGGAATCACCAGAGAAGCGGCCCCCATTAACGCAGATGTGGCACCCAGACTGGTACGTTGGCTGGACATAGTTAGGTAAGTATAAAGTGATTCGAACATACCTCCGGCAAACATCAAAACAATGAAGAATAATATAAAAACATTGACATGATGAACGAATATTATTAGCGGAGTGCACAATACGATAAATGAAGCAATGAGCTTCAGCCATAAACTCAAAATTTGTGGTGCAGACCGCTTCTTAAGTAGTTTACCTGATAGTGCTGCTCCCAGCAGAAGGAATCCTCCAATAATTGATGAGATAACACCAAATTGCGTAGATGAGTATCCATACTTAACCATCAAAATAAATGGGGAAGCTGTGACATAACAATAAATTAGAGAGAATGAAAGTCCAAGAGAAAGGCAAGGTAGATAAAATCTTGGTTGCTTACTTATCTCTTTGTACGTAAGAAATGATGATTTTAGTGAATATGTAATCCGTTTTTTATGACTGAGTGTTTCAGGGAAGTTAAAATAGACATACGTTAATGTTACAACAGAATATCCTAATATCATTAGAAAAATTGCACGCCATCCCCATACATCATTAATTATTCCTCCCAGCAGTGGAGAAGCAATAGGCACGACACCTTCAATAGTTATGATAATAGCGTACAGTGTAGCAGCCACTGAACCGCGTGTTACATCACGAACGGCACTAATTGCTGTAACCAGAGTTATTGATATAGAAAGCCCCTGTATGATGCGTATTGTAAGAAACGTACCCAATCCGGTCGAGAGTGTGAGGCAATATGTTGTCACACAATAAATAATAGCACCTGAAAGCATAATTCTTCGACGACCAATAGAATCAGATAATGGGCCAAAAATTAGCTGTCCAAAACCTATACAAAGGGTATAAACCATGATAGACAATTGCATGGACGGGATGTTTTGTCTAAATTCTTTTGCGATGTCAGGAATTGAAGGCAAATAAGTGTCCACACCTAGAATGCCCATAATAGTCAGCAGCGATAGGCCAATAGTAAAGAAAAGTATATTCTTTCTGTGAATAACAACTTGTGATTTCATTATTTATCACCATGAATAAATTAAAAGAATGAAAAAAACTCCATTTAAATGGAAGGAGGTGGATAATTATCGTGTAGGCAATACAACAGAGTTGAAAAGAACTGTCAAACTTTTAACTCAAAAAAGTGAGATGTGAATCACAGACATAAAAATCATCTTTTTCAGCCCTATGGTTCAGTTAAATTTGATTGTTATCGTACGAAGGTTTGAACGTGTGTGTGCGTATGCGGTATTTTTTCTTGCGAGTGCCGGAGTTATGAGAGCGTTGTATTAACCTTCATAATCTGACCTATTCAATTGATTCCAGTACACCAATGGGTATTTTGGTGTTATGGTATGTGACTCCAAATAAAATGGAGCGTGAACTGATAGTTGTGCGAACAAAAGTCGGACTAGAAACCGCTCGGGTACAGTGGCGAATTGGAGTTGGCGACCCAAACTGACCTAGGAACAATCGTTGCAGATCGGACGATTAATTTCATCAGAAATTCCTCGCTAAAAGGTGGCTATCACTGTGATGTTAACGTATCTAATTTGTACAAGAAATTTCTGCGGGGGAAAATGAAACCGCAGACTCGTTGTATGCAAAAACGTGCTGCGGCTAACTGGTGAACTTTCGATAGTGCGGGTATTGAATGATTTCTAGGCGTTATCGATTTTACGTATTTTTTGCATGATAGAATTCGTACCTCCTCCCAACGACCTTCCATGGCTTTCCGGACTTCTGTAGGCCGGCGGACGATGCTGTCCTCGGATGTTGTGCTAATTGGGTGATAACAGATCCTGTGTATGGGAGTTTCCCTTTGTGCGTGCGTTGATGCTGGTAACGGTAAACGTCATGATGAACACGACCGCGAATAAGACGACAATCGTCGGAGCTGGTGCGCTGTCGATAAAAAAGGACAACCAGACACCAGTCATTGACACTATTACCGATATGCCAGTCGCCAGTAGGAGCGCAATATGAAAGCGTTGTGTCAGGAGTACCGCAATGGCGCCAGGCGCTATGAGCAGAGAAATGGAGAGAATGATACCTACCGCTTTCAGCGTCGCCACAATGGTCAGAGAGACCATGCACAGCAGCCCATAATGCAGCCATCTCGTATGCAAACCGCTT